AACGTGTGGGGCTAAAAATTCCCACTCTGGATTTGCTTTGATAAATCCAAATGGGGTATTTCCCCAACGTTGTGGAAGGATTTTTACATCATATCTTCCTAATTCAATAATCGCTTTAACGATGTCGCGAGAACGTGCTCCGTATCCACTATAAGTGTCAATTGGGCAACTAATTACAAATACTGGTTTGCTCATAACTATTAATATACAAATTTGTGATCGATTGTGTCTTCTTTAACGTCATTAACGTTGATTAACTCATATTTTACTCGCGGAATCCACGTGTTAAATAATTGATCTATCGCGTTAATCGCATTTTCTCCCATAGCTTCACCTGTGAAACCTGCTTCATTTACTGCCCAATGGCGACCTGTTTTACCAAGTTCTTTTCTCATTTCTCTACCTAAAGCATACACATTTGAAATTTGAGTAGCTGCATCTTCAGCTGTACATCTATCGTCCCAAATATATGGTGTTTTAGGTGAACCTTGAATTGATCGGTTAGTTGGGAATACTGGGAATGCCCAACAACCATGGTTTTTGTAGCGTCCTGTATGGTTTGAAGGTACATCTGGGGATGGCGTGTACCAATTTCCATATTCGTCTTCAAATTTCATTTGGTCTTGCATTCCACCAGTTACGTTTGCAATGATAACTGTTCCCGCTAAAATCGCTTCTGTCAATGACAGACCCCAACCTTCATTTGATGTCAATAAGATTTGTGTATCTGCAATGTTGTACAATTGGTTCAATTGTTTAGGATCTAAACGGTTTGTTGAGAAATAAATTGCATTTGGATAATTTGGGAACAATATTTTTCTTACCTCTTCCAAATCAGTACCATGTTCACTTACAATTTCAGTGTGCATAATCATAGCACATTTGTCTGCTTTTTCTTTAGGCAATGTATCTAAGAAAATTTTAAAGGCAAGCATTGTGTCTGGGATTTGTTTGCGTCGGATGTTTCTTGAGTTGAAGAATACAACAAAATCCTTTTCTTTATCACCAAATAAATTTGCTCTAAATTGCTCTAGTTCTTTTAGTTCATCCTCTTTTTCAATTGGATAATACAACTCGTGATTCAAACCATGAGGAACATATTCAATTACTTTTTTCTTTGCTTTTTCACCTAAAACAAGCTCATTGATTAACTTGGTTTGTTTTGAAATTGCTAACAATGCATCACACGACTCGTAAAATGCTTTGTTGTACAATGGAGCTGGAAAGTCATCCCAGATGTTCAAATAAATGATTGGGATTTGTTGTCTAATCTCGTTTTCAATTTGGAACAACCACTCAAAGTAACGTGGATCTGTAATCAACATGATCGCATCTGGTTTTTCTGCTTCAATCATGTAGCGGATCAAATTAGGCTCTCCATATCCATCTACCGGATAAAGGAAAACAGATGTATCTGTTAAGCCTGTGTTTTGATTAGTGTCTGCCGATAGATCAAATCGTTTACCTTTTTCGGGGTGGTTGATTGCACCTGCAATGTTTACCCAATTAAAATGTTGGGCTGTGTTCAAAACTAATTCACGTGCCACTGTAGCTACACCGGAGTGTACTCGAATGTCGTCGCAAATAAGCATGATTTTTTTCCGCTCGTTTTGCGGTAAGTACTTAAAACTTGAATTCATATAACTATTTTACTTTAAATGTAAGAAATTACTCTTCTGTCTCCCAACTTAAATCATTGTGGTTGTGGATTTGTTTTCGAAACTCATCGCTCGTTAAATATAGGTGAACAGCTCGTTCACTCAATTTTTGGAAGCTAAATTTTCTTTTAATGCACTCTACTTTAAATTGCTCAAACAGATCCTTGTCTAGTTTGACGCTTGTTAATTGTTGGTTTTTTTCACTCATATACTTTATTTTATTATTATCGGATATACATATATGAGGAGATCAGTAGGTCGCAGAACATAAGTGAGTCTTGTAAAATGGGCACCATTTACAGTTTCCATTTAATTTTGGTTGGTGGTTTACTTCTTTGTAACCATTGCGATCAAACGCCTGTTCTATAAACGATTCGATTGATTTGGTGACTTTGTTTAGCTTCACTTTACCTGACGCAGGTTTGAATTGTTGTATGCGTTTGATAACGTAAGTATCGCTTTCAAATACCTTACGTTTTACAATCATAAACTCAATTTCAATATTGTCTATTGGAACATTGTATAGTTCAGAAAAATATTTTTTGTAGATAACAAGCTGTGCTTGCTTGTTTTCGTCGGATTTTTCTTTTTTGCCCCAACCTTGTCTACTTGTTTTGATATCTATGATCTTGATTTTGTTTGTTGGCTCATGATATAAAACTAAATCTAAATACCCTTGAAACATTATGTTTTGGTATTTTGAATGTGGAGTCAATATAATAGGTACTTCACATCCAACTAAATGCCATCCTCGTTTACCAAAGTAACGTTTTTTGTCTTTGGATATTTCTCGAATGATTTCTACTCCGTCTTCATAGAACTCTCTTAATTCATCTGGGGTTACAAAGTGTTGGTTGTTGTTTGATTTGTATTGTTTTTTGTATTCTTCACGGAGGTTTTCCTCTAACATTTCAGAGGTATTAATTTTGTCTGCTGCCGCATCGCTTTGCTCATACATTACTGTAAGGTAATGTTGGAGCGTTTCGTGTAAAGCAGTTCCAAAAACAGTATGAATTGAAGAGGTAAACGACTTGTGTCCCTCTCTATATTGTAGTGACCATTTTTTAGGACACTCATTGAACATAGACATTTGGGAGTATGAAATAGACTTTTGAGTTGCATAGTCAATTTCGGGTAGTTTTTTTTCTCTTATTTCTTTGAGTATAACAGGAGGTTTTTTTCTCATAACTTGAAGATAAAAAAAGAGCTTGGAAAAACCAAGCTCTCTTAATCTTTTGAAAATACCTTTGATAGCGGTGAAAAGTATTCTCTTGCTATAACTAGCAAACGGTCCTAAGCCGTATCGTAAATTATTTTATAATACCCGCTCTTACTTGCATTCTTCGAATTTCATCTACTTCTTCTTGAGATCCAACAATAGAACTATAGTCGTCCATTGTTAACGTTTTACCTGAAGCTGCTAATGAGATGATATTGTCTGCCACATCATGTAAATCCATGTCTGTTTGGGCATCTTCTCTAGCGTATTCGAGTAAACGAATAAATAGAGGAACGTCTACTGTGATTATGTCTCTTGGGTTCATATTAGTTTAATTCTAATTCTTCTGCAGCATATAACATTTCTTCACCATCTTGATCTACTTTATACCAAGGGCTATTTAAAGCGCTTTCATCATATGCGTCTGCATCTACTTCGTAATATCCAATATCTTCTGATGGGATAGAATCGAAATTAGGGTAAACTTTAGCAATTGTACCCTCATCTGTTTCTGCATCCGCATCTAAAGGAGCAGTAATTCTAACATTATCACCAACGGCTAACATGTTTTCATTTAATTTACCTTCTTTCATATCCCCATAAACTAGGTTTTCAGCATCTCGTCTGTCCCAACCAATAGCCATAAGTTGTTGAATAGCTTTTTCTAATTCTTCTTGAGAAGGTTTTTCATCTTCGTTGATATCTTTGATATCGTCTCTTTCTCGATTTGGTTTTACTTGGTAACGCTCACCTAAGAAATGTTCAAACGCCATTTCGTAATCTGTTTTTGGTGTAGCTGGGATTTGGTTAATGGCTCCAATTCCTACAATACCACCGATCATAGATTCATTTAGAGATGCTTTTTCTTTAGCTTCAATTTCTTCTAATTTTGCTTTATATTGGCCTTCTGTAATTACACCTGAAAGCATTTGCATGCGGAAAGTTTCTTTGTTCATTTTAAAGTATTTTATTATAAATATTAGCCCTTTAGTATTCGTTCAAGTTTTTCCAAATACAATATAGCATCCATATGTTCTTGCTTGGCATGTTCGATCCAATCCAAAACACTCAAATCATTTCTGTCTAAATCAGTGCCATATTTTTCTTTTCCAAAGCGGGCTCTACTTACAAATTGATCAATTACTGAATCAACAATTGAATCGGTTGCAACGATGGTTCTTGTTTGGAGGGGGTTGGATGGGTCTGTCCCAAATATTTCTCTGTTTGCGGTCATTTTTTTAATAACTTAGTTACTTCTTTATCTTCGATCCCCATAGAGTACAATACTTGTCGTACACCATGTTCGCGTAAAAGGTCAATATACTCTTCTGCTTCGCCTAAACTGCATTCAAAATGTTTTGCTACGTACTCTACCAACGCTGCAGGCTGTCTCTTTGTTCTTGACTTGACATATTTCAAGAACGTTTTTGCTTTTGGAATCATCTCTCTATAAATTATATATGTTTGTTGCTTGTTCTCGTAGGGTAGAGTTTGAACATAATTAGCTAGTTCAACATAATTTATATTCATAGATACATATCGATGTATCATGTAAGAGTTCCATTTGTCCCACGAATCTTCGGAAATGTTTTCGATGGGAGTTTTATAGAGGGTGATTTCATTCAACCACCCCCATATATCTTTTATTTGCTTCTTAGATGTCAAGGGCAATGTCTTTATATTCTTCACGAATGTCTGGAGGGAGTGTGTCTAGGATGATTTTTTTACTTTCCAAATCATAGAATACTGGGATTGGAATGAGTGAATCTTCTTCTGCTCCGATTAAGAATTTAGATACTTTACGGAGAATTACTGCTTGTCCAAATAATTGTCCACCATCATGACCAGTGATAGCTGTTGTGTTTTTAAAGTCAATGTTTAATCTAGGTTGTTCTTGCATTTTGTTTTATTTATTGTTTAACTTATCTTTTCTATAATCTATAAAGTCAGCTATAAATCCAGCTGCCACAATTATGTTCATCCCAAGTGACATTAGTATTTCGTGTATGTCTTGATAAACTGTTGTCATCAAGTGGATATGACCAATTGTCCAGAAAGGTACGGCCAAATTTTGAGATATCCACGAAAGAGTATATCTTAATAGGTACTTCATAATACCTCTATAATTTTAGCAAGTGCAGACATTACATTAATTTCTTTATCGATTCGGAAATTTGCTTGATATAAGTGCTCGTTTAAAATAATTGCGATTGATCCTTCTTTACCTGGGGCATATTTGGGGGCGTATTCGAATAGGTTGCGGTAGAGTTCCTCAAAGTCCTTAACGTTTGAATCTGCTATAATCTGTCTAATAGCAATCCAGTTTTTACCACCTGCTAGTTCTTTTAATACTTCTTTAATGTAGTTGTTTGAGGTTAAAACAGTATCATCAAGTACAACAGCATCATCTTTTACAGACATTTGTAAAACGTTTAACATTTTACGCATATCGGGATAGTACTTTAAAATCAGTGACTTGATATCTTCAGGTGTATAAGACAAGCTCAATTGATCAGTTAAAATCCAAGTTAAATGGTTGTACACATCCATTTTTGTTGGTGGTACAATTTTAAGTACCTGGCAACG